GAACTCCATATGGTCGGTTCGGGTCAATCCGTACCTGCACTCAAGAAATAACCAGATCTCGTCCGACTGGGCGTGACGGCTGGCTACGTGCATCTTGTAATCTTCTTCCGCAATAACTTTACGTCTGCGGGTAACCGGGAGTAACCTGAGTAGGGTCTGCAGGTACTCTCTAGCGAATGGGACATGCCACATATCGTCTAGTGTTGTGGAGACGACGGTCCGATAATCCATCGTTGGTTTCTCCAAAATCCAACCAAACTTGGCTAGCATGCGGCCCAACTTGGGGGCAGGCATGATCCCGTCTTGAGATGGGTAGAAAAGCTTGCTGCAAAAACTTGCATCGCACAGGCGTGGCCGTGCGGCTAATTCAACCGGAAACCCTAAACTCAAACAACGGGCAGTGAGGAATTCCTGTGTGAACAGGCCGGGGCGGGTTATTAAGAACGCATCGTCCCCGGAGGCAGCAAGGGCGTAGTCGATCCCCTCGTTGCCGCCAGTACCGTACCCCACTACGATAATGGTCGTCCTGGTATTACCGCAGGACGTGTCGGTTGCGCCAGATGCGCGTCGGAAACGCACAATCACAAGCCACCCGTTGCGGGTGACGGCGACGAAACACTGCCCACTCAGGGCAGCGTCGTGGGAAAGACCAGCAAGCCCCATCTTGACTTGGTGTTGTTCCTCAGCTGACAATGCGTGCATGTTGTAGTTGGCATCCATGCGGACAAAGTCGAGCTCCCAATAATCCGGTGTGGGCCCAAAGTAATTGATCCATTTCGTGACCCAACGACCAAGGGTCTCGGCATTGCAGGCCCCATAGAGGATGGGGGACTCGGCATTGTAAATGCGCTGCATGCGGAGCCCGAGTTGGTGGTGGAACGGGCCAGTGCGACAGGTGACCTTTGGGTGCGCGGAAATGATGCTACGCGCGAAACCCAATTTATTGTCACCCGCAATTCCCAGATACTCCATGCGCTTCTCAGTCTTCGTGAACAGAGTACGGCGCTTCTCTCGTGGGGTGAGAGGGGCATGGCGGTCAATAGACGCGGCGGCCCGGAGTGCGTCCCTACGACGCGCAGACTGGTACTTACCCAACCATGCTTCGAAAGCAGCAGCGCCGCGGTATCGAACAGGTTCCGACTCAAACTCGGTGGTGGTGGGCTGCTTGGCGTGGTGTGCCAGTGCAGCCTGCCAAGCACCGTCGGTGGTTGGGTTGCGCTTGATGAGAAGCCGCTGGGAAATCGCGGCTTCCTCCGTGTCGCCACACGAAAGGTAATAACTTGGGACGATCCCTTCGAAACCAATGCCGACGAGCGATAAGATGGGGGCTCGTGGGCGGGTGGGATTAGTCCACATGCGGACCATTTTCTCCTTAGGATCATCGGTCTGCTCATACTTGGGCGGTGCAGACCGGGTTTCGCCAGGCACTTTGAACCAAGGCACCCAGGTGACAGCAGCGTTGAATGCTGGTGCGACGCGGGTGGCCCAGAATGCAATGAGCTTCATGGCGATCTGAG